TCATTTTGGAAAGCTATAATCAATACAATTCTATCCTCTGACTGGGATTTTACTAAATTTCAAAATTGGTTAATGTCGGCTAGTGTAGATACCTTTAGGCGGTTTCATCTTAACCCCAATGGAGAGAATAAAGAAAAACATATTTGGATAAGGTCAATGTTTAATTCATTGAACTTTCTTTACCCTGAAGAAATTAAAATTTTAACAAACTATTTTCAAGATGGAAAAAATAAAAGCTGAAATAAAAGAAGCCTTTAATAAGGCGGAGAACAAGATAGAGTTTCTTAATAGTTTAAAAGAGTTCTTATATAGAGAGCTTGATGGCATTAAACAACCTATTGATTTAGTTAGATGGATACCAGTAGAACAGGTAGAGCCTAATGACTATAATCCCAATAGTGTGGCTGAGATAGAAATGGGTTTGCTCTATAAATCCATAAAACATGATGGATATACACAGCCAATAGTAACTATTTATGACCCTAGTAAGAAGAAGTATATTATTGTTGATGGTTTTCACCGCTATTTTGTTTGTAAGACTAAAAAAGATATTCAAGAAACAACTAAAGGCTGTTTACCTTGTGTAGTAATTGAGAAAGATATCAATGACCGTATGGCTGCAACAATTAGACATAATAGAGCAAGAGGTGAACACTCGGTACAAGGTATGAGTAATTTAGTCTTCAAGATGTTAGAGAACGGTTGGACTGATGAAGAGATATGTAATGAGTTAGGTATGGAGCCTGAGGAAATACTAAAACTAAAGCATATAACTGGATTTAGTAAACTGTTTGAGAACGTAGAGTATAAAAAGGCTTGGGAAAGTGTTAAGCAAATAAGGTTAAAAAATAAATATCACAAGGAAAACCCTCAAGGTTAATTATTAAATAAAATTATGACCGCACCAAAAGATTTACAGAAAGCCAAAGATAAGGGTTTAAACAGATTAGAAGAAACTGATTTGTTTAAAAAACTCTTAAAGAAAGAAAAAAGGTCTAAACCCCAGGTTGGCAGACCTAAAAAAATAGATACTTTCGTTCTCCGAAAATTATATGAAGCCTTTATCGTCGGTTCTAGTGATGAGGAGGCTTGTTTTTGGGCAAATATAGGTAAAAGTTGTTTATATGATTTTCAAGCAGAATATCCTGAGTTTTTGGAGCTAAAAGAAGAGTGGAAATTAAACCCCACTTTAAGGGCTAGAAATACTATCTATAAAAATTTAGATAATCCTACTAATGCTCAATGGTATCTAGAAAGAAAAAAGAAAAATGAGTTTGCTCAAAGAACTGAACTAACTGGTAGTGAAGGCACTGATTTAAAAGATTTAATCAAAATAGTAGAACATGAAGACAATAAACCTGTCAAAGTGGCAAACGGAAGTCAGAAAGGATAATCATAGGTATAAGGTAATTAATTGTGGACGAAGAGCTGGAAAATCTTTTTTAACCTCTATTGAAATGTTAAGATTTGCGACTGAAAATCCTCATACTGATATTTGGTATATTTCCCCGTCTTATAAGCAGTCTAAGGCTATTATGTGGGCTATGCTTAAAGATTTAATCCCGCCAGTAGTAATTAATCGTATTAATGAAACTAATATTTCTATTGAGTTGGTCAATGGTTCAAGGATACTTTTAAAGGGTGGAGATAACCCTGATAGTTTAAGAGGAGTAAAGATAGATTTTTGTGTTTTTGATGAGACTGCTTTCTTTAGTAAATGGGAAGAGGTTTGGCAGGTAATTAGACCTACTCTAGTTGATAGTAAAGCACAGGTTTGGTTTATTTCTACACCTAACGGTTTTAATCACTTTAAGGAGTTAGCCGAGAATATAACCAAAGGGGGTAGGAGTATCTTTAAACCCGATTATTATAAATACTTTCATTTTACGACCTATGATAATCCTTACCTAGACCCCACCGAAATAGACCAGATGAAATTAGAGATGGACGAAGATAGTTTTGCTCAAGAAGTTTTGGGTGAGTTTAGAAAGATGTCCGGACTTATCTATAAGGAATTTAATCGGGATATTCATATGGTAGATATTCCTTTTGAAAAATTTAATGAAGAGTGGACTTTTACCCGTTCATTAGATTTTGGTTTTGCCCATAAGTCAGCCTTAGGTTACTTTGCGATTAGCCCTCAAAAAGATGAGATTTACCTATATGATGGTATCTATGAGTCTAATTTAGTGGAAAGTCAGATTGCTGAAATTGTTAAAGAAAAAGATGCCGGAAGAAAGATAGTTAAACCAGTTGCTGATAGCGCTCAACCAATGAGTATTGCTCAATTATTTCATTATGGAGTTAGGTTTGACCCCGTAGATAAATCAACGGATAGTGTTAAGAACGGAATAGTCAGGGTAGCAGAACTTCTTAGAATAAGACCTGATACTGGGAAGCCTACTTTAATGTTTAATAAAAATTTGACTTGGATTGCTGATGAGTTTGAAACCTATCGGTGGATAGAAGCTACCCAAGATGGAGTAGTAAAGGAAGTACCTTATAAAGTCAGGGACGATAGTTGTGATATGGTTAGATACTTCGCAATTACTCATACCAGTAGAAGTGAAGCGGCTACTTTTATTACTAATGAGAAACTTATTAAAGGTGAAGAGTCATTTGTAGTCGGGGAAAGCGGGGAAATACCGTCAATCAATATTAAAGATTTTGTAGGAGAACCTAATGAATATTAATAATGAAGTTAAGGTACTTAAACAGGAAATTAAGGAAATAGTTAATAAATCGGAGTGTCAATGCGGTAAAACCCTTTTCTTTTATGATAAAAAGTATATATACATTAAATGTCGCCATTGTGGGGAAATTAAAAAGTTTGAAAGATAATGCCTCACTAGCTCAACGGAAGAGCCGAAGTTTAGTAAACTTCAGATTTCTGTTCAATCCAGAAGTGAGGCTCAAGGTGTATAATTATACAGAGACGCTAGATGTCCATTAATTATTTTAATTTATATGGACGAACCCCAAAACTTTGAAGAGTCAATAGAAACCCCTAAGTCAGTTTTATCATTAGATTTACCCGATGAAAAATTAGTTAAAGAAATTGACGCTAATATAGACCGAGCTAGGACTGTTTGGAAAGAAAAAACTACTGAATTAGGTGAAAAAAACTTTAGATATTATCTAGGTAAACACAATCTCAAAGGTGATAAGAAGATAATTGAAAATATAATCTTTCGTAATGTAGAAACCATTGTCCCTATTTTAACTTCAAGTACCCCCGAACCTAGAGTATTCCACCCGAATAAGAAATTTACCGATAAATTAAGAAAAGTTTTAACTATACGCTGGGAAGTATTTGATAAGATGTTAGAGAAGTCCCGAGTCGCTATTAGGCGTAATTTTATTTGGTATCTCGGAGTAATGAAAGTTAGGTTTGATAAGGATTTAAATGAAATAGTTTGGGAAAATGTTAAAAACGACCATATTATTGTAGACCCCGATGGTAAATTTATAGCTCAAATTATTGATAATCTTACTTTAGAAGAAGTTATTGACCTATATCCTAAAAATAAAGCCGAGTTACTTAAATTAGTCAATGTTAAAGAAAATAATAAAGAACTTCTAGGAAATAAGATTAGTTTTATTGAATATCATACCCCGGAGTTTACGGTTTGGAAGTATAAATCAATCATATTAGATAAGCAGAAAAATCCTAACTGGGATTGGGGAGAGAGTACCGAAGTAGATGAGTTGGGGTTAGAACAATCAGTTGCTTATAATATCCTAAATAAGCCCCCTATGCCTTATATTTTCTTAAAGACTTTTAATGTCAATAGTGAAATTTATGGCGATACTTCCTTAATAGAACAGGCAATTCCTTTACAGGACTTAATTAATGAGAGAAAGAAACAGATTAATGAAAATGCTGAAGAAGCTAATGGTTCATTAGTTGGTTCAGGCGATTATATTTCCAAAGACCAGTTTGCAACAATTAAAGGTCTTCCTAGAGAAAGGATTTGGGTAGAAAAAGGAGACTCACGTATGGCATTAGCTAGAGTAGCGGGTAATCCTTTACAGGGATATGTTATAGATGATTTTTTAATGACTAAATCAGAAATAGATAACATTATGGGAACTCACTCCACTACTAGAGGAGCTGGTTCTGACTC